AACCTATGAAGGTCAGACTGGCCGCGAGTTGATGAACTTCAAACATGATGACCCTGACAGTTTATTTGTCGTGTCAATCATTAACGCCAATAAAGCCAGCGGCGCCGGTGGTATTCACCGTAAGTCATGGGCTGAAAACATTCTGGCGTTCTCAATCTTTGCTCAAAACAAGCCTGACGTGCGGTTGTACCTGCACACCGAGCGATTCGGCAACCACGGCGGTCTGGCACTTGACTTTCTGTTGAAGGCTTGCGGATTGCAAGATGGCGACAATTACAAGTTTGTCAGTCAACATGCCATGCACAACGGTATTCCCAGCGAGGTAATGGCGGCACTGTTCAATGGCACCGATGTACTACTTGCCAGCACCATGGGTGAGGGTTTTGGCTTGACTCTGTTGGAGGCGCAAGCCTGCGGCACTGTTGCAATTGCCAATGATTTCAGCGCTTCACCTGAGTTACTCGGTGACGGTTGGTTGACAGAGAATCAGCCCTACTGGGATGGCACACAATTGTCATGGTTTGCCACGCCTAACATCCCCAGCATTGTTGACGGTCTTGAGGCCGCTTATAAACGCGGCAAGGGGCGCAGCGACAAGGCACGCAAACACGCCCTTGAATATGACGCCGACAGGGTTTGGAAAAAGTATTGGAAACCGTACCTGAAAATGCTGGCGGCATGAGCGTTGCGTGGGTAACGCATCACCTACCCCGTGACACCGACAGCGCTAACCCTGCGCACTTGCCTGGTAAGTATGTCGGCGGCGCTGAGATGACTGACGCCACATTGTTAGAAGCTGCGCCGTTAGATGTTGACCTTGTGCCTGCATGGGAGTGGGAACGTGCCTTAAGTGCTGACCACATCATTATCACCGGCACTGATTTGCTGCCAGATGAGGCAATGACACGCCTAGCGGATATGAAGCCGACAGTGTTCTTACACCATCAGCAACCACACAGCGAGGCACGGCGCCAGTTGATCAATGCGGCGCAAGTTTTGATTTTGCACACGCCAGCACATGAGTCGATTGAACGCCAATGGACGCAGCCGCAACGTGTCGAGTTGGTGCTGTCACCGATGAATCCAACCGAGTGCCGCATTGAGGCTAAGCAAGATCACGCGGTGTGGGCGCAAAGGTTGCACGATTTGAAAGGCCCACTGGCGGCGCGGATGTGGGCAAGTGAGAACAACATCAAATTGAAGGTGCTCACTAACGCCTCCCGCAGTGAAGTGTTGGACTCGCTCGCGCTGGCTAGGTGGTTTGTCCACTTGCCGCTTGGTTTTGAGTCTGAGTCACGCGCCACCATTGAAGCGGTGCTGTCTGGCTGCGAATGCATCACCAACGACCGCGTTGGGATTACAAGCGTGGACGGTTGGCAGGATGCTGGCCGATTGTCTGAGATGGTGTCAACGGCGGCACAGACTTGGTGGCAGGTGGCGTTGCCATGATTGCGGTGCTGATTCCGACACTGGGCCGAGCACACAACATTAAACGGGTCATTGATGACCTTGAGCCTACGGCGCCGCGCAACTTGATTGACCCCATTTTTATTGTTGAGGAACACGACATACCTACCCGCGAAGCCATCGAAGCGATACAGCGCACCTACATCATTAACAAGCGCAGTCCGTCATACTCTGGCGCAATCAACACCGCCGTTGAGGCAACGACCCACGAGCACTTATTTGTGGCCTCTGACGACCTACATTTTCACAATGACTGGCATGTGCCATTGTTGGAGATCGCTAAGAATTATGGCCTTGTGGGGACGAATGACCTGCACAACCATGATGTGCTGTCAGGCACTCACGCCACGCATTACTTAGTAACCCGTGAATATGCTGAGCAAGGAACCATTGACAACAGCGCGCCGTTATTGCATGAGGGTTACACGCACAACTATTGCGACACCGAGGCCGTGGCAACTGCCAAGTTCCGAGGTCAGTTCCGCCCTTGCCTTGACTCGAAAGTTGAACACTTGCATTGGGTTTGGGGTCTGGCAAACATAGACGAAACTTACAACAAAGGTTCGTTGCACATATCCCATGACGAAGCCTTATACAAAAACAGGTCACACTTGTGGACATAGCAGTCACCGGCGCCGGTGGCTTCATTGGGTCAAGCATGGTGGGGTACTTGGCCGACCGTGGCCACAACGTCATGGCTATTGCACGCAACATCCCGCAAGACCCGCAACGTTTGATCAACTGGAACAAAGCACAGCGCGTTCAGCTTGTCGCCCTTGACAAATACCAGCCCAACCTTGCAGGCATTGAAGTTGTCTACCACTTGGCTGCCGACCACGGCGGCGTTGGCTACTTTCACGCACACGACTTTTGGCCTTATGTTGTGAACATGCGCATTGACAGCAACGTGTTAGAGGCGTGCATCAATGCTGATGTGTCGCGCACTTTCGTGGCAAGTAGTGCCTGCGCGTATCCGACCACGATGCAGATGGAGCCAGGGTCACCACCACAACTGCATGAGGGTTTATTGGAGTACGGCCCAGCGGATCAAATGTATGGCAGGGCGAAACTCATGCTCACATTGTTAGGTCAACATGCGCCCATTGACGTGCGAGTTGGAATCTTGCACACCATTTACGGAACCGGCCAGACTCATGCAGGTGAGCGGATGAAGTTCCCCACCGCAATTGCAACCAAAATGTTGGCGGCACGCGAGACAGGTCACGTTGAGATTTGGGGCAACGGTGAGCAATTGCGTTCTTACCTGTGGATTGATGACGCCCTTGCAAAGATTGAAGCCTTGACAATGGATTCTGAAAACATTGGCCCAACAAACATTGGTTTTCAAGGCGCGGTGAGTGTGCGTGAAGTTGCTGAATTGTGCGCTCAAATTGTTAGCATCGATCCGGCTTACACTTACACGACAGACAAGCCCAGCGGCGTGTTGTCCCGAGATTGCAGCAATGCAAAGTTCTGGGAACGATACGGACACATGGAAAACACTGGCTATGCCCAAGGCTTTGGCCGCCTCATTGAATGGTTGGAGACCACACATGGCAATAACTAACGGCTACTGCACGCTGGAACAAATCAAAGCCGCAACCAAGATCACGGATGCCCTTGACGATTCATTGCTAGAGATGGCAGTGGAGTCGGCTAGTCGGATGATTGACGCTGAGTGTGACCGGAACTTTTTTAGTGCAGGAACGGCAACCCGCGACTTCACCCCAAACGATGATTACACTGTGGACGTTGACGACCTGACCAGCATTGTCAGTGTCAAATTAGATGACGCCGGTGAGTTGACTTTCCTGATTACACTTGAGACTAACGACTACCAGATTGAGCCATTGAACCAACGGGTCAGCGGTAACTTTTTCCCCATCTCACGGCTGCGCATGGTCGGTGAATACTTGCTGCCCATTTACAAAAGGCAGGCAACGGTGCGCATCCAGGGTGTCTATGGCTTCACGCCAACGCCCATTCAAGTAACCCAGGCAACAGTGATTCAGGCGTCAAGAATTTTCAAGCGTCTCGACTCGCCGCTCGGTGTTGCAGGCTTCGGAGAACTCGGCGCCATCCGCGTAGGCAAGGTTGACCCTGATGTTGCCATGCTCATTCGCCCATTCAAAAAGATTGCGGCAAACTAATGGCAGACGTTTCCGCGCTACGAGCTGGCATTGCCACCAACTTGGCAACCGTGTCAGGTTTGCGCACCGCGGCAACAGTGCCCGACCAGATCAACCCACCAGTTGCCGTGGTCATGCCCACGTCCATTACTTACGACACCGCCTTTGCACGCAGCGGCGGTGATGAATACGAGTTCAGCGTCATGGTTATTGTTGGCCGTGTTGATGAACGGATGGCGCAGAATAAGTTGGACGCATACTGTTCAGGCAGTGGCGCGCAAAGTATCAAAGCGGCCATCCAATCCAATAGAACTCTCGGCGGTCAAGCCTTTGACTGTCGAGTAACATCCCTGCGCAGTTACAACCAAATCAGCGTTGCTGATGTCACTTACCTAGCGGCGGAATTCGTCGTTCAGGTCTACGCATAAGGAGAGCCAAACATGGC